GAAAAACTTACTGAAGAAGAAGATTGTGATGATGACGAAAAACTTACTGAAGAAGAAGATTGTGATGATGACGAAAAACTTACTGAAGAAGAAGATTGTGATGATGACGAAAAACTTACTGAAGAAGAAATCTCTGAAAAGGAAACTTGTGAAGAAGGTGAAGAGCCAATCGAAGAAAAAATACAAGTTGGAAAAGGACGTACTGTAGCTAATACATTAACTGATATCAAAGGTGCTGGTGGAAAAGCTAACAACGTTAAAGCTCCAAATGTAACGGCGCCTGTATCTGAAACAACTAAAAAATATAATGCTTTGTTAACTGAAGCTAAAGAATTAAAGGGTAAGAATGGTGAATACAAACAAGCTCTTAAACAATTTAGAACAATGTTAGCAGAAACTGTAGTTTTTAATTCAAACTTAACTTATGTAACTAAGTTATTTATGGAACACTCGACGACTAAGAATGAAAAAGAAGGAATCTTTAAAAGATTCGATAATGAAGTTTCAACTCTTAAGGAATCAAAAAAACTTTATAAAGCGATTGCTAGTGAATTAGGTTCAAGAAAACCAATGAACGAGTCAATCAATAATAAGATTGAAAAGGAAGTTAATTCTGGTACATCTAAACAATTAAACGAAAGTACTGTTTATGTTGATACTGAAACTTCTAGAATTATGGACTTAATTAAGAGAGTCGATAAAAAATAATAATAATAAATTTAAAAATTAAAATTAAACAATTATGTCACATTTATTAAATTCTGGACAAGTTGGGAACATCGGATTAAACCACATGAAGGTTATTCGTGAACAAACTCAACAAAAATGGGATTCTTTAGGATTCTTAGAAGGACTTAAAGGTCACGTTAAAGAAAACGTTGCTCAATTATTTGAGAACCAAGCGACTTCTTTATTAACAGAAGCAACTGATGCTACGTCTTCAGGTTCTTTTGAAACGGTAGTATTTCCTATCGTGAGAAGAGTATTCTCAAAATTATTAGCTAATGACATCGTGTCTGTACAAGCTATGAACATGCCAATTGGTAAATTGTTCTACTTCGTACCACAAACGTCAAACAGAGTTAACGCCGCTGGTGTAGCAGGTGATTTTTACGGAGCTAATGGTGCTCAGTATTCTGCACACACTGGTCTTTCTGATAAGAACGGGGTTGCTTTACCTGAATGTGTTGATGTTTCTGGTGGATGTGCTGCTACTACAATGCAAGCTAAATCTTTATATGACTTATATTACAATGATGGATTATTTGATAATTCAAAAGGTACTGTAACTATGTACACTAGTCCTACAAAGACATTACAAACATTGAACTCTGCTGGAGCATTCTCTGGACTTTCTTCAACTGTATTTGGTAATCTTCCAACTGCTACTGATGGTTCACTTAGAAGTGTTATTGTTAAAGTAGAAGGATTTACAGCAAATAGTGTTAGACAAAAAGGACAATTAACTGGTCCAGACGGAAACGAAGTGGATACTGAAGCGTTTTTAGCTTCTTTAAAGGTTAGTGCAACTGATGCATTAGTTGATGCGGATGCTAATCAAATTGTTGCTGCTGGTGGTGAATTACCATTTAGATTAGTTACTCAGAAGTACGGAAAAGGAATCGTTGAATACGGTGAGATTTGTGATGCTGGTGGTAACTTATTTATTGAGGTAGATTTGACTCATCCAGTTGCTCAAGGTGCTGCAACTTCTACTTATGATGGTTATATCGGAGCTGTAATGAATGCAACTCAATCTGCACATACAGAAAATCAATTTGTTATTTCTTGGACACAATATGCTTCTCTTGAATTAGAGACTGAACTTGGTGAAGTTTCTTTCAAATTGGATGAAGTTGTTGTTGCTGTTGAAGAAAGAAAATTAAGAGCTACATGGTCTCCAGAATTAGCGCAAGATGTTAGTGCATTCCACAACATTGACGCTGAAGCTGAATTAACTTCTATGTTGTCTGAACAAGTTGCTGCTGAAATCGATAGAGAAATCTTAAGAGATTTAAGAGTTGCAGGTGTTGCTTCAAGATGGGATTACCAGGGATGGAGAAAATCTTCTACTGCATCTAATGCTTATACGCAAAAAGATTGGAATCAAACTTTAATTACTAAAGTTAACCAAATTTCTGCACAAATTCATAAGTCTACTCTAAGAGGTGGTGCAAACTTCGTAGTTGTATCTTCTGAAATCTCAGCTATTTTTGATGATTTAGAATACTTCCACGTTTCTGACGCTAACCCAGAGCAAGACCAATATAACATGGG